CTCGCGGCGGAAAGAGAGTAGGCGCTGGAAGGCCCACAGGGGCGCTAACGAAGCGCACCCGTGAGACTGCCGAGAGAGCACTTGCTGAGGGCAAGTCTCCGCTTGAGGTCATGCTGGACAACATGAGGCACTTCCAGCAGGTGGCACTAGATGCCGAAGCTGTTCTTGAGGGGCTGACGGCAGGAGAGTTCACGGGGAAAGTGACAGCGGAAACCCCGGAAGAGCAGTTCAAGGCTCTGTTGGCCCAGGTGAAGAAGACCGCAGGCTTCCGCCAGATGGCACAGGAATGTGCTCGCGACGCTGCGCCGTTCATGCATGCAAGGCTGGCTGCGATTGAGCACACGGGCGCCAATGGCGGCCCGATCATAATCAAGGCGACGAAAGAGCAACGTGACGCAGCAGTCAACGCAGCGCTCCGAGCCGACACTAGCGGCTGAAGACTATGCGTTCTCGCGCCTGATCGCGTATGCGGCCTATCAGTGGCCTGGATATCGTGACGCGCCGCACCACAGATTGATTGCAAGGAAGCTGGAGTCAGTAGAGCGGGGCGACATCACTCGCCTGATGATCACGATGCCGCCCCGGCATGGCAAGTCCATGCTGGCGAGCGAGTTCTTCCCAGCGTGGTATCTGGGGCGGAACCCGGATCATTCGGTCGTGACTGCGACATACGCGCAGGATCTGGCTGACGACTTCGGCCGCAAGGTCAAGAACCAGATTGAGGACCACGCGTTCGCTGAGATATTCAACGGCGTTGGGCTGGCTGACGACAGCCGGAGCGTCAAGCGCTTCCACATCAAAGAGAACGATGTGGTTCTTGAGGGTGGGTTCGAGCACACGCTGAAGCAGCGCGGCGCCTTCTACGCCGTGGGTGTTGGTGGTCCGCTTACTGGCCGCGGCGCGCATTTGTTGCTGATCGATGATCCGGTCAAAAACCGCGAGGATGCTGATTCCGAGATCGTCCGCAAGAAGACCAAGGATTGGTATACTTCGACGGCCTACACCAGGTTGATGCCTGGTGGTCGGGTGGTGATCATCCAGACACGCTGGCATGAAGACGACCTCAGCGGCTGGCTGCTGGAAGAGCACAAGCACGAAGGCTTTGAGGTTCTAAACCTGCCGGCGATCGGCAGGGATGGCAAGGCGCTTTGGCCAGAGCAATACGATCTTGCGGCGCTGAATCGGATCAAGCTTGCGGTAGGCCCTCGCGATTGGTCGGCGCTTTATCAGCAAGAGCCTTCGCCTGATCTTGGTAACTTCTTCAAGGCCGACTGGCTGAGGCCCTATGAAAAAGCACCAGACCCGAAAACGATGCGGGTCTATGGCGGATCTGATTACGCGGTCACTGCCGACGGAGGCGATTATACCGTCCACGCCGTCGTCGGGATTGATCCTGAAGGACGGATGTATCTGCTCGACCTCTGGCGCAAGCAAGCCTCGTCCGATGTCTGGGTTGAGGCGTTTTGCGATCTCGTTCTTGAGCATAAGCCGATGGCTTGGGCTGAAGAGCATGGCCAGATCAAATCGGGCGTAGGGCCGTTCCTTGAGAAGCAGCAGCGAGCCAGGAAAGCTTATGTCGTCCGAGAGCAGTTCCCAACACGAGGCGACAAAGCGGTTCGTGCTCAGTCGATCCGAGGCCGAATGGCTCTCGAAGGGCTCTATGTACCTATTGGGGCCGACTGGTATGCGGACCTACGCAGCGAGCTACTTAGCTTCCCAGCAGGAAAGCACGACGATCAGGTAGACGCGCTCGGTCTTGTCGGCCAGCTCCTCGACAAGATGCTAGCCGGCACGAAGCCAAAGCCACAAACAAAGCCCGCAAGGGATGCGTGGGCCTCAAACGACAGCGAAGGTTCTGGCAGTTGGAAAACAGCATAGAAGAGGCTGAGACCGATCGGCAAGGTAAGCTGGCGGTCGAAGACCTCGTTCGCATGTTTGAAGAGGCCGAATCCGCGTCCGTGAACTCGCGCGAACTATCGGAGCGCGACCGGGATTACGTTGACAATATCCAGTACACTGCGGCGGAACTGAAGGAGTTTGCTGACCGCGGCCAGCCGCCGACGATCGACAATCGGATCAAGACCAAGGTCGATTACCTCGTTGGTCTGGAGAAGACCCAGCGCATCCAGCCCAAGGCGCTTCCCCGAACACCAAAGCACGAGAACGATGCTGACGGTGCCAGCCAGGGCATCAAGTTCGTCACGGATGAGGAGGACTATTCGGCCAAGCGCTCCGCGGTGTGGCGCAACATCCTGGTGGAGGGCTTTGGCGGCGTCTCCGTCTCGGCTGAAGAGTGTATGGATTACAACGGCCAGCCAGGCATCGAGGTCAAGGTTCGCCGTTGGTCTTGGGACAGGCTGTTCTACGATCCGCACTCGGCAGAGGTCGATTTTAGCGATGCCGGCTATCTCGGCGGCGTGCTGTGGATGGATGAGACCGACGCGCTCGAACAGTACAAGGACAACCCGGAAGCCGCCAGCATTGTCGAGAACACGATCCTGTCTGCGACCATGAGCCAGACCTACGACGACAAGCCGAAGTTCTCGGTCTGGGCTGATCGCAAGCGGAAGCGCATCCGCATCGTCGTGATGTGGCTCAAGCGCGGCAAGGACTGGTATTTCGCCGAATACACCAAAGGAGGCATCCTGAAGGCCGGCCCGTCACCCTACAAGACCGACAAGGGCGAGAGTGACGGCGAGATGATCTTACAGTCGGCCTATGTCGATCGGGACAACAACCGCTATGGCCTGGTGCGTGAGATGATCACGCTTCAGGACGAGATCAACAAGCGCCGGTCCAAATCGCTACATCTGCTGAACGTGTCGCAGATCGTTTACGAGGACGGCGCGGTCGAGGATATCAACGATTTTCACCGTCAGTCGGTGCGGCCCGATGGCAAGATGAAGGTTAACCCCGGCGCTCTGAAGGACAAGCGGGTCCAGTTCAACACCCGCACGGATCTTGCGACGGCGCATTTCCAATTGCTGGAAGAGGCTAAGGCTGCGATCGACCTCAAAGGGCCGAACGCAACCGAGATGGGTGATAAAACCGGCGGGTCCAATGCAGCCTCTGGCAAGGCAATCATTGCCAGCCAGCAGGGCGGCATGATCCAGGTCGGCGACCTCATGGATAACCTCCGTCATCTCGACAAGCGGGTATTCCGCGCGATCTGGAACCGCATTCGGCAGTTCTGGACGGCTGAGAAGTGGATCCGCGTCACCGACGACCAGCAGAACGTCAAATGGGTTGTGATGAACGCCGACCCGCAGCAGATGCAAATGCTGATGGCGCAGAACCCGGAGGCGGCCAAGAAGATCGCCGGAATGGTCGCCAACGTCGCCGAGCTCGATTGCGACATCATCATTGACGAGGCGCCGGATAGCCTGACGCCGCAACTCGAACAGTTCCAGTCCCTGGTCGAGCTGAAGAAGTACGACGCCAAGGACGAACTGCCGTTCAAGGCCATCGTCGCGGCCATGCCGAACCTGAAGGGCAAGGACAGCCTGCTCGACCAGATGGGCCAGCCCAATCCTGCAGCTCAGCAGGCTGAGCAGATCCAGTTGCAGGGCGCTCAGGCGAAGGTTGCGGAGACCGCGGCATCTGCCGGCCTCAAGGATGCCCAGCGCATCAAGACGCTCGCCGACGCCGGCCAGCAGCCGGGACAGGAGCCAGGCAAGTTCGAGTTGCCGCCGGAGCTTCAGGTGGCCCAGGCAGCAGCAGAGATCAACGACAAGAACGCCAGCGCGACCCACAAGCGCGCTCAGGCCGCTCACATTTCCACGCAAGCCATGCTGGCGCCGGTTGAACTGGCAGCCGAGCATCATCATCGCAATGCTGACCGTGATCAGCAGGCGAGGCAAGCAAGCCAGTCTGAGAGGACTGCTTAACCAATCCCGGCCGCCGCGGGTTATCGGGCGTTTGAGACGATGCCTCACTAAACATCGGGTGCCGCCGATCTCCGGGCGTACTGACCTAATCAGCAAATAGGATAGCCATGAGCGACGGTCTGGACAGCATTCTGTCCGGGGGCGGCGATGCCGTGTCCGAGACGGAAACGAAAGAGGTGCAGCAGCAGGAGGCGCCGGTTTCTGAAGGCGAAGGCCAGCAGGAACAGACTGAAGCGACGACGCAGGAAGGCGAAACGCAGGGCCAGAGCAAAATGGTCCCGCATGAAGCTCTTCACGCGGAAAAGCAGAAGGTCAAGCGCTACACGGAAGAGGTTACGGAGTTTCGGAGGTCCAACGAGGCGCTACAGCGTCAGGTCGCCGAGCTTCTGCAACGTGTTCCGATTCCGAAAGCTGAAACGCCACAGGCGCCTGATTTCTTCGAGAACCCTGGTGAGGCAACGCGGCACGAAGTGCAGCAGACCGTATCTCCGCAGTTCGAGCAGATCAATCAGACCCTTTTGGCATTCGCCAAGGACAACGCGATCACTCGGTTCACCGAGGAGTCCGTCAACGAAGCGGAGCAGGCGTTTATCAGCGCCTTGCAGAGCAAGACCCTCGATCAGTCAGACTACCAGAAAGTCGTCAGCAGCCCGAACCGCTATGCGGCGGCTGTTCAATGGCACAAGCGGCAACTCGCACAGAAGGAGATCGGTGACGATCCGGCGGCCTATCGGGCCAAGCTGGAAGCCGAGATCCTCGCCAAGCACGGCCTGACTGCGGAAGGCGGCGCTGCCCAACAGCAGCAGCCCAAGCCGGTCATGCCCTCCAACCTTGCCGGCGCTCGAAACGTCGGCACTCGCAGCGGCCCGGCCTGGTCCGGCCCTCCCTCACTCGAAGACATCTTTGACCGTAAAACCGGCTGAGCCGGCACGGCGGTGTCTGTTATGAAAGGATAGCGTGTCATGGCTGACACCGCACTTGCAACTGGCTTGCGCGTCCAGCAGTGGGACAGCAAGTTCTTCATGGAATACCTCACCGAGAACCGTTACTCGGGCGAGATGGGGACGAATGAGAATTCGATCATCCAGCTCCGTGAGGACGTCTCCAAGAAGCCCGGCGACTCCATCACCTTCGCCTTGGTCAACAAGCTGACCAACCAGGCTGTGACCGGCTCGAACGTCCTCGAAGGCGCAGAAGAGGACATGACCACCCGCTCGTTCCGCATGTATGTGGACAAGCGCCGTAATGCCGTGCGCATTCCGGAAATGGAAGAGGTCAAGTCCCCGATCGACCTGCGCAACGCGGCCCGCTCAATCCTGAAGGAATGGGCGCTGAAAGACACCGAGGGCCTGATTTCGAACGGCCTGATGGGCATCCACGGCGTCAACTATCTGTCGGCAACCGCCGGCCAGAAGAACACCTGGCTGGTGGACAACACCGATCGTGTGCTGTTCGGCGCGGTCAAGAGCAACAACACCGGTACGTTCTCGACCTCGCTCCAGAACATCGACAACACCACCGACAAGCTCTCCGCTGCGGCTCTCAGCCAGATGAAGCGCATCGCCCTTGCGGCGAACCCGCGCGTTCGTCCGGTTCGTGTCGAGGGCGGTGGCGCCAAGCGTTGGTATACCGTGCACGTCAACTCGCTGTCCTTCCGCGACCTGAAGGGCGATGCGACGATCACGCAGGCCCAGCGCGAGGTGAATCTCGAAGTCCAGAACAGCAAGCTGTTCGAGGGCGGCGACATCGTTTGGGACGGCATGATCGTGAAGGAAACCCCGGACCTCGATCAGTTCCTGACGGCGAGCACTATCCAGGTTGGGCCGGCCATCCTGTGCGGTGCGCAGGCGGTTGGCGCGGCCTACGCCAAGCGCTGGACCTCGCAGACCAAGACGTTCGACTACGGCGACAAGTTCGGCGTGGCCACGGAATCGATCTACGGCATCAAGAAGCTGGAGTTCGGCACCGGAGCCGGCGATACCGACACGCCGAAGGACAACGGGGTCGTGACCGGCTGGTTCGCCGCGGTCGCCGACGCCTGATCAACCTGAGGGAGGCTTCGCGCCCCCCTCTCTCTTTTCATCTTTCAGGAGGTCATCATGGCCACTTTCACGTCCGCTCAGGCGGCTTCAACCTATCCGGTCACCAAGCCCTCGACGGCTGGTGTGATGTGTGTTGCGTATGGAACGATCGAGGTCGCGGCCAACCCGGTTGCGGCCGATATCTACCAGATGGTGCGGCTCCCAAAGGGGGCAATCGTCCATGGCGGCATGGTGTACTCGGACGACCTCGACACCAATGCGACCGAAACCTTGGACATGGACGTTGGTTGGGCCGCAAACGGCGTGGATGCCGCAGACCCGGATGGCCTCGGCAATCTCGGCGTCATGCTTACCGACACTGTTGCCGGCATCAAGCCGGAAGCGGGCTATCAGTACCCGCTTGGTGGCACCCTCATCACCGACCCGCCGCTGGCGTTCGGCGCCGAGACGATCATCCAGCTCACCTGCGTTGCGACTGCGGCGACGTTCGCAGCCGGCACGCTCTCCCTGCGTGTTTATTACAGCGTGCAGTAACGATTGGCGGGCATCCTTCGGGGTGCCCGTTCCTCTTTGAGGGCATCAAATGGCGACCAGAACCGCAGAGCAGATGATCGAAGAGGTCGCTGCGATCCTCGGCAAGTTTGTGCCTGGCGAAGCCTTGGGCGACGTCGAGCACGATACGATTGACGGCTGCATTGATCAGGTTCTGGAGGAAATCAGCGGCATCGTTGTCGTTAGTAACCGGGACGAGATCCCGCTGAAGTATTTCGAGACGCTGGCGCGATTGATTGCAGTGCATGCATCCTCGAAGTTCTCGAATTCCGCTCTCGATCTAAGGGCCATTCAATCACATGAAAACAGGCTTCGCGACCTGTCCGCGCCGACCGCGACGAACGAAACGCTCAGGGCGAAGTATTTCTAGATGGTAGACGTCCCGTTCCCGCTTCTATCGGCGCCAGGAAAGCAACCTCAGTCGGCCGGCGGTCGTCTGATCAATTGCTATCCTGAGAAGCTGCCGGCCACAGCGGGCAAGCCGTACTCGTACCCGAGGGTGCCCGGCCTCAAGGCGTTCGGGACGACGGTCAACACGAACTTCCGCGGCCGGCTTCTGGTCGGATCGACGCTGTATGTCGTGGTTGGGAACAAGGCGTTCTCTATTACCTCATCCGGAGGAGCCGCAACCCAGCTCACGGGCACGGTCAACGGCACGGTGCCGGTGTTCATGGCGAGGGATAACGCGTCTACGCCGCATGTCGTGATCGTATCCCCCGGAGACGGAGCGCAGATCATCTCTGCCGGTGCCGTGACGTCGTACCCGGATGCAGATGTGCTGCAGCCCAATAGCGTAAAGTACCATAAGGGGGTGTTCAACTTTACCTATGGCGATGGCACGATCAGGAACTCCGACGTCAACTCGACCAGTGTCAATTCGCTGAGCCAGGCCGCGGCAGAGAGCAAGCCTGACACGCTCTATTGCTCGATGCCGCTCGGTAACGGCCAAATCCTGCAGGTCGGCTCGGCTTCCATGGAAGTCTGGGGCGGGGAAAACGATACCGGCTATCTCTTCAGCTATATCGCAACGATCGCGCGCGGCGTGGTCGGGCCTTACGCGATTGCCGGCGATGAAGACGGTTGGGGCAAGGGTATCTTCCTGGTCGGGGATGATTACCGGGTTTCGACGCTGAACGGATATGCGCCGACGCCGATCTCGACGCCAGAGATTGATACGCTGATCGAACTGGAAGCCGACAAGACGGCCATTGTGGTTTCGGTCTATGTCGCTGGTGGACACGGTTTCGTGGTGGTGCAGGGCGCGGCGTGGTGCTGGGAATACGATACCACCTTGCAGACGTGGCACGAACGGCAAAGCTATCTCCAGACTTACTGGAGGGGTTTCCTGCCCATTCAGGCGTTCGGAAAGTGGCTGTGCGGCGACAAACTCTCCGGGAACATTCTCCAGATCGACAACGCCACGCAGGATGAGATCGGCAACCCGCTGAAAATGAGGGTGGAGACTGGCCCGATGGGTGCGTTCCCGTCGCCGATGCGGATTGAGGGGATCGAGCTCTACTGCACCAAGGGGGCTGGCGTTGCGACGGGGACAGATCCCGTGCAGACCGATCCCGATCTCGAGATTTCCATCTCTCGGGATGGAGGAAACACCTGGAGCAATGCTCGATCTGTCAAGGTCGGGCGTCAATCCCTTTCAAACCAGCGCGTTCGCGCCTCGATATGGGGGCAGTGCGAGGTTCAAGGCGTTCGCTGGCGCTTCGATGAATCCAGCAACGTCCCGTTTGCAACCATGGGCGCCGACATGCAAGTGAGTGCGCTCCGGTGAAGATCACAATACCAGGGCAGAACGAACCAATCTCGCTTGGAGGAGGCCCGGTCAATCCGACCTGGTATCCTGCGCTGAAGTCGCTCGAAAAGCTGTCTTCGATTACGGATTCGATCTCTGGGTCATTTGCTATTGCCCAGATCACTCCAGGCAGCACTTCAGTTTCCGTCACGACGCCCGCGATCTCGGATGGCGGGAACAACGGGACAGGCGTTGTTCACAACGATATCGGATATAACTCAACGTCTGGCACGCTCCAATCGCTTTACGACAGCTTCACCAGCATAGCCTTCTACATAAACAAGATCAGGACTGACCTCACCGCTGATCAAACAGCGGTATCAGCTTTGAATTCGCGCGTGACGGCTCTTGAAAACAAGGTGGACGAGATCATCACCGATCTCGCGTCCCGATTCCCGTAGAGGGGCAAATGGCTGATTTTCTCTCAACTTTGTTCGGCGGCGGCGCCGAGAAAGAAGCGGCGGACAAGAACCGCGGGCTTTACAACACGTACCAGACGCAGGGTACGGACTACCTCAACGCTGGATATGGGACGTCGAAGGACAACCTGAACAGCGCCAAGGGGGTCTATCAGGGGCTCGCCGACAAATACGGCAAGGGGACCGACCTCTATCTCAATGCGCTTGGCGTCAACGGTACGGGGGGCACTTCGGCGGCATGGGATTCGTTCCAGAATGCCAACCCGCAGACGCAGGGCGTTATTGACCAGGGACTTGATGCGATCAACCGGCGTCGCGCCTCGTCTGGCATGGTCAACTCCGGCAACGCCGATCTCGACGCTCTGAACTTCGCCCAGAACACGCAAAACCAGCAATACAATAGCTGGCTTCAGAATCTGTCGGGCGTCAACCAGAACAACATGACGGCGTCATCGGGGGTTGCCGGCGCCTATGGCAGCCTGTCCGATCTCGCTCAGAACAACGCGACCAACCAGGTGGGCTTGCTCGGCAACTCCACGAGTGGCCTTGCGAGCGCGAACAATCTTCAGGCGGCCGGCGAGGCGTCTGGGGCCAAGAACCTGCTCGGTGCAGGGCTGAGCCTTGCGACGCTGGCGGCGGGAGGCGGGGGCGGAATGGGTGGTCTAGGATCGACCCTGAGCAAGGCAGGACAACTCGCAACGGGCGGTGGCGCAATGAGCTGGTTGAAATAGCATGGCGATCGCACCGCTTCAGATTCCGCAGTCTGCTCAATCCTTCTCGGGCGGCGCTGATTTCTCGTCGCTCGCGAACCTTGGGAACGTCTATAAGCAGGCCCAGGCCGATGCTGTGAAGCAGCAGACGCTTGCGAGCCTCGGGCAGGGCGGGCAGGCCGACGCCGCAGCGCTGCTGAAGTCGGGGGATCTTTCGCTTGCGCAGCTCGGGATTGCGTTGCGCAATCGGCAAGAGGATCAGGCGCGGCAGGCGGCGCAGGATGCACGGCAGGCTGGACGGGATACGGTCGCAGACCAGCATTGGAGCGCGTCATTCGGGCTCCAGAAGCGCGCTGCTGATCGGGCTGATGAAGGCCCGGTCGAGACAGCCGCACAGCGCGCAAAGGCGGCCGGTGCGTATGGCATCGAACAGGGCACGCCGGAATTCAAGACCTATGTCTTGACCGGGAAGCTTCCGGATTCGATCGCCAATGGCGGGCAGCCGGAAGTCGGCCTTAATCCAGCTTATGGCACGACCGCTGATGGCAAGGTTGGCGCGGTCCAGTTTTCCAAAAACGGCAAGGCCGTACAGACGCAATTGCCGGAAGGGTTCTCGCTATCGAAAGAGCCCATTCGGGTTGACGCCGGCACGCACGTTAACTTGGTCGATCCGATTACGCGGCAGGTTGTCGGCACGCTTCCGAAAGATGTTGCCGGAGCCGAGCGCGAGAAGGAAAAAGGATCGGCCCAAGGCATCGCAGAGGTCGCGCTGCCGCAGGTGCTGGCCAACTCTGAGCAGCTTATCAAGGTCATCGATCAGGTCAAAAACCATCCCGGTAAACAATACGGGCTCGGTGTGTGGTCAAAGGCGCCAACCATCCCAGGAACGCCGCAGGCGGATTTCAGGGCTGCGGCTGAACAACTCAAGGGCCAGACGTTCTTGCAGGCGTACCAGACCCTCAAGGGCGGCGGCGCGATCACGGATATTGAAGGAGCAAAGGGCGAAAATGCGCTCGCTCGCATGCAGCAGGCACAAACGCAACAGGCCTACGATCAGGCACTTGATGATTTCAGGGGTGTAGTTTCGTCCGGCATGGAGCGGGCCAAGGCAAAAGCCCGCGGCGGTGCTTCGGCTCCTGCTGCGCAATCCGCCCCCGCTGATCCATTGGGTATCCGCTGATGCCGACTATTGCCGAGGTGCGCCAGAAGTACCCGCAATACAGTGACATGTCTGACGACGCCTTGGCGGGGGCGCTGCATGCTAAGTTTTACGCAGATCTGCCGCGAGACGAATTTAACAAGAAAATCGGTCTTTCAGCGAAGGAGCCGGAGAAGACGGCCGATGTAGAGGCCGCCGATCACGGCCTTTCCGAGCGGCAGAAGCTTTCGCCCGTCGAAAAGGCTATAAGCCCGATCACGAGCTATCCCGAAACCTACCAGCGCATGAACAAGGACGCGCGAGAGCAGATTTCGAGCGGCTTTGATCAGATGATAAATCCGAAGGAAAGCCTCATCGATCCTCAAGCCCATGGCTTATCCGAGGTTCTGACCGGCGCGGGAAAAACTGCTGCCGGTCTCGCTGGTTATGTCGCTTCCCCGATCAGCGCCGCCTATCGATCTGTCATAGGTCAGCCGGTCGAGGATGTAACCGGCATCCCGCGCGAATATACGGAATTCGCAGCGCAGTTGGCCACGCCAGGCATTGGTCTTACGGGCAAGGCCCCAGCCCCGAGCATTGCGCCGACGAAAACACTTGGCCCAGGACAAGAGGTCGCCGCCGCGGCGGATCGTCTTTCGCAGACTGGCGCTCCAGTTCAGATTCCGCGCGCCATCACCTCCGATAATATGGCGGTGCAGCAAGCCGGGGTTGGGACGGCAAACATCCCGGTTGCCGGTACGCCACTTGTTAAGGCGGCTGAGAGAGCGATTGATCAGGTCGGTACGAAAGCCGATGAGGTTGCGCAAGGCTTTGGAGGTGCGTCGCAGGTTGCTGGCGCGGGTGAGACCGCCCGATCATCCATCAAGGACTGGATCACAGGCGAAAGCGCCAAGACTTCAGGCGACCTTTACAAGAAGGTCGATACGCTCGTTAACCCCGACGTTAAGACCCCTCTGGACGCAACGAGGAACGTCGTCGCCGAGATTGCAGCCAAGCGCGACGCTGCTGCGCTCCCGTCTGGCAAGGCCACTGACGCGGTTCTGGAGGCGGTGCAGCGAGCGGATGGCCTGACCTATGAGGGTGTCAAAACCCTGAGGACAAACGTTGGTGAGATGCTGAAAAACGGCATCCTCCCCGAGGGGGTTTCAGGCTCCGAGATGAAGCAGATTTACGGCGGCCTTTCGAAGGATCTGGAAGCATCGGTCTCCGCTGCCGGCGGTCCGAGGGCGTCTGCCGCTTTTGATCGGGCAAACAAGTATTATAGCCTGGTCAGCGATAGGCGGGAATCTCTCGCCAAGATCATAGGCGCGGATGGGAATGCACCGGCCGAAACGGTCTTTGGTCGGTTGGAGGCCATGGCCGGCAGTACGGCTCGGGCAGATGCAGCCAAGCTGGCCCAGGCCCGCAAGGCTATCGGCCCAGATGATTGGAACGAGGTCGCCTCAACTATTGTCAGCCGGCTCGGCCGGGATGTTGAAGGAAATTTCAGTCCGCAGCGGTTTATCACGGCCTACGGCAAGCTCTCTGATGCCGGGAAAAACGTGCTGTTCCGCTCGACCGGAAAGTCCGATCTAGCAAGCCATCTCGACGATATCGCTACGGTCTCAAGCAGGTTTAAGGAGCTTCAGAAGTTCGCCAACCCAAGCGGGACGGCTCGGAATAGTCTGTGGGCTGGCTTAGGTGGAGGTCTGGTTGCCGCGCCGCTGACGACACTGACGACCGTGCTAGGTGGCAGGGCAGTCGCCATGGCCCTTGCGCGGCCCGCCAGCGCGGCCTCCATCGCCAAGCTTGCCAAGGCACAACAGGCCGTTGTTGTCGCTCCCAGCGCCACGAAAATCGCGGCCTATAGTCTTGCGGCCCGCAACCTGATCAGCACGCTAGGCGCCAAGAACGTTACGCCGGCAGACTTCCTCAGGTCGTTGCAGGGGCCTGTACCAGCAGGCGCTCAGAACGAACAGCAGTAGCCCGTAAGGGTAGGCGATCAAAAGCCAGCAGATCACTAGCCAGAACACAAGCGCCCATCGGGGCGCTTTTTCTTTGAGGAAAGCCACCATATGGCCGGTTCTATCAGTTTGTCGCTCAGCCAGCAATTCGACACCTTGGGCAAGCCTTTGTCCGGTGGATTGCTGTATTTTATCCAGGCCGGCACGACCTCGACGCCCCAGAATGCCTACAAGGATACGGCTCTCACCCTGCCGCATCCGAACCCGATCATTCTGGATTCCGCCGGCCGTGTCCCTGCTTTCTACCTCGCTGATGGCCAGATCAAGATCCGGTTGACCGACAAGAACGGCGTCCAGCAGATCGTCCAGGACAACCTTCTGGTTATCGGGCCGAGCTCGGGCGGGGGCGGGGGCGGGGGTAGTGTGGATGCCGCAACGATCTTCTCCACAGGAGACCTGAAGTGCGCCTATGGGACTAGCGTCCTAACCGGCTGGGTTCGCTCGAACGGGCGGACGATTGGCAGCGCGACGTCAGGCGGGACCGAGCGAGCCAACTCGGACACCCAGGCTCTGTTCGTCTATCTCTGGGGAGCAGATGCCAATCTCGCCGTAAGCGGCGGCCGCGGCGCTAGTGGGTTGGCGGATTTCAGCGCCAACAAAAACATCGTGCTTCCTGACTTCCGCGGGCGCGCGCTGGTCGGTCTTGACGGCATGGGATCTAGCGCGGCGGGGCGTCTTACCTCGACCTATTTCGGAACGGCGGCCGATGTACTTGGTGCCTCTGGCGGCGCTGAAAGCAGAACACTCACTGCCGCTCAACTCCCGTCGAGCATTCCCTACACGGACCCGGGACATCCGCATGTGGGGGCATCATTCGAGATGGGAAATTCCGTTGGAACGGGTGATTTCCCGCCTCGGGGCGTCACCAATACCGGCGTATTCAGAACAGTGACTGTGCCAGCGGCCACGACCGGGATCACGATCAATCCGAGTGGAGGTCAAGCGCACGCGGTTGTGCAGCCGACTATCCTCATCACGGTCTATCTGAAGATCTAGGGCAATACGACGAAGTACCTTCGCCCGTTCTTGTTCGGGTCGCTTCCATCGCTCGTTGTGATGGTGACAAAGCGCCACTCATTTTGTGAACTGAGTTCCTGTAGCTCGTAGTTTCCCTTGGGGAGCGGATATCTCCCCTCATGCACGACAAGCGGAATGGGATCTTCAACAAGCGTCAAGTGACGGACGCCATCGACGAATTTTTCGCCTCTTACGAAGATGAAAGTCCGCGTTCTAAATCGCCCATCTGGCGTCTTGGTGAATGCGCCAAGTTGCTCGACGCGCCTTCCCTCCGGGGGAGGCTCACCAACTTCGTGCGGGATGAGAAGGTAAACCAGCGTCCAAATTGCGGAGATGCCGACTACGAGCCAAAAAAGATGCCGGAGCTTGAGTTCATAGGCTTTTGGCTTTGGCTCGGCAGCAATTGAGTAGTTCTTCGCAACCTCGCGCAAGGCACCAGCTTCAAGCGGTTCGGCCTTGTCGGCCAGACCCAAGCATATCTCTTCCATGTCTTTGTTGGAATACATCAGACCACAATACCACCAAAGGGTGAGCAATGTACACGGGGCAAGTCGCCACGATCTCCAACCGCGCCACCTGGCGAAGCGACGTCGTCGAGCTTGTGGATGAGGACGACGATACCACCACGGACCTGACGGCGGTTGTGGCGCTCGATATCGAGGTGACGATCTCGGACCTGGACGGCTGCACGCCTCGCGCCACGGCGACGATCGCCAACGGCAAGGTGACCGTCCCCGGTCCCGGCTTCCAGTGGCAATTCGAGGATACCGACCTGTCCAGCCTGTGCGCGGGCACCTACCGGCTTGGGGTCAAGGTGACCATGGACGGATTCATTACCGACGTGATCGACGGCTCGATTGCCGTGATCGAGGGGGTCTGATGGCTTTGAAGGTCAAATTCCGCACGCTGTTTCCGGCCCAAGTCGAGGTTAACAGCCCGATCCTGCTGGATAAGATCGGGTCAATCTACACCTTCAGCTTCGACGCGAACGCGGCGTTTTCGAATGTCACCCTCACCAACGCAACTCTGAACACGCCGACCATCAATAGCCCAACGATCACAAGCCCAACGGTCAGCGGCGCTTTTACCGTTACGTCCAACAGTTCGTCTGCGCTTGCTGTGGGGGCGAACGGCGCGACAAATCCTGTCCTCAAGGTAGATGCAGCGACGGCCAGCGTCGCTACTGGCTGGCGTATGTTCGGCAACGCTGCCGGCGCTGCCGCTGGCATGTCTGTTATCTCTTCCGGCACCAACGAAGCCGGTGCAATCAATGCGAAGGGAAGCGGCGCCGTCATTATCGGGAACGCTTCAACCGGAGGCGTTCAAATTGGTGCGGGAGGGGGAGGCCTCTCGGTCAGCACCACAACTGCTGTCTCATCGAATTCTGCTTCAGCTCTTGCGGTCGGTCAAAATGGCGCAACCAACCCGGTTCTGCAAGTCAATGCGTCGAATGTATCGCAGGCGGCAGGCGTCCAGATCATTGGCAACGCGGCCGGCGGTGGTGCTGGGATCGCAGCCATCGATTCCGCTACTGACACGCCATTTTCGATTAATGCCAAGGGCTCTGGCACGATTGCAATCGGAAATGGATCGACCGGAAACATCATCCTTTCGAGAGCAATAAACTACGGCGGCGTGACACTGAACAACGCCGTCACCGGCACTGGCAATATGGTGCTCTCTGATAGCCCAACGCTGACGGGGACTTTGATCGCTCCGACGCACGTTGGCGGTTCTGCAGCCGGATCGACACTGGCGCTGAAAGGAACGTCCAGCGGATCGCCGGCAAGCGCATTCGTCAACTTGCAGAGCAACGGACAATTTACGTCGATCGGTAATGCATCTCCGAAGACGTATCTCGATATCAACGAGAACCTGTCGTCTTCGCCAGCTCTCATAGTGTCAACCAGCATGGCCCGCATGCAGGCGCCCGACAGCACGTCCGGCGGCTTCGAAATGGTATCCTATACGCCGAGCAGCGCGGCCGGCAACATCATGACGGGCGCGGTCGCGACGGGCACGGCGGCATCGCCAAGCCCGACCGGAACGGGCGCCGTCACGCAGTATATGTACAACATGCGCGGCTATGGCTGGAACGGCTCGTCCTGGCAGAGCGGCGCGCTGATGTTGATGGCCAACAACGGCGTATGGTCGGGCAGCAATCAGGGCACCAATATCGATTTCTACACGACGCCGCTGAACTCGACGACGATCTCGCTGGCACTGCGCATCAACGGTTCCGGTAGTATCAGCGTCGGGGCGGCGACCGACCCCGGCGTCAACAACCTCGGGGTCAACGCTGGCGCGGTTCTGACAAAACCCCCCGTAACGCAAACCGCCGCGTCGGTGACGATTGGGGTCTCGGACAGCAGCACGATCTTCAACGGGAGCGCCACTCAGACGGTCACGCTGCCGTCCGCGTCCACCTATCCGGGTCGTTGGCTGAATGTGAAGAACATCGCGGCTCAGACCGTAAACAGCAACGCGTCCAATGTCGTCCCGCTCGCAGGCGGCGCGGCAGGCACTGCACTCCTCACCAACACGGCCGGCAAGTGGGCCATCCTTCAGTCGGATGGAACGTCCTGGGTCATTATGGCTGCAAACTAAGGGAATTTCATGAATTTTTCTGCAAGAACTTTCGCGGCTGTTCTCTTATCGCTGGTCTCTGCGTCGGCGGTCCATGCGGCGGGCTCGCAACTGATGGGAGTTGTTCCAGGCGGTACGCCCTGCTACGCCGACCCGCAGCGCGGCATCGCCGGCTATCAAACCGGCAACATCGAGTTCTTCCTTGAGAACCTGACCGATGGGCTGCTGCCGAACCCGGTGACCATCACAGGAAGCACCATCTGGGTGCAGGGCGGCGTTCCCAGCACGATCTTCGGCAACCTGTCCATGGCGATTGACCCGCAGCAGGTCTACGCGAAGACGGCGGGATATCCGGCCTATCAGTATTATGTGGTGAACACGTTCAAGACGCTCGCTGTGATGCAGTTGCAGCCGTCGAATGCGGGGCAACCCAACCCGCAGCAATACATGGGAAACCAGTTCGTCTGGCAGACGCTGCCGCAACCGTTCGATTACTATCCAGGGGATGCGATTGCCTTCGCGCCGGAGTGCGCTCAGGCGGTCTCCCCGTCGTCTACGGTTGCTTCGATGACTTGGAGTGTAGGCGTTGTTACCATGACGACGTCATTGCCGCACAATATCGCGGTGGGTGGTGGGACCAACATCATTTTGGTGGGTGCGAGTCCTGACGCATACAACGGCGTTCACCCTGTAGTCGCGACGTCGCCGACCAAACTCACGTTCCCCATGGTCTCAAATCCTGGAGTGGCGATCTCGCCTGGGTATTGGGCCGATGGCTACGTGATCCCGACCTTGGTCAGCGTCACCATGGCAAATCCCGACATTCCCCCGCTGCCATATGTTCTGAATTTGCCGGCCAGCGCGATGAAGAAGACCGTCAATCCGGGATACTCAATCCGCAACCTTCTGCCGGCGGCCACGGCGGCCTCTTCGAAGATCCGCGTCAAGCTGCTTCATGCCTTCGATGACAGCAAGTCGTCACGAATTACCAACATGGCGGTGTGCATCCAGGCTGCACCGGGATCGCCAAACTGCACGGCAAAGCCGGTCCCCATGCTGTGTTTCCAGGCATCATGGACGATCGTCTATCCGTCGCAGACGCTGTGGTGCGATTGGACCGATTTTTCCCTATCGCCCGGTCAGGTGCCGCTCGTGATCGCCGACGTGTTCACGCCCTCCGAGGATGGCATGATGCACTGGTCGTACAATGACACGACGGGACTTGGTGATTGGGCCAGTCCGGTCCCGGGCTACAATCAGGCAACCATGGGCGGAACGCCGACGTGGCAGCCCAACCGCACGCAAGTCATCTACGGCGCCCAAGTCCAATAATCAGGAACAGTCATGGTAGACCTTAACGCGCTCACTCGCGCGAACGTTGATCGCTGGTCCAAAGCCAATCTCACCCGTGAAACCGAATTCGCCAAGCCGGCGAGGGTGGCTGTCGCCAACAAGGGCCGGTATCTCGCGATTGCGAGACAGGCCGGCATGCCTGACATCGCGTGGGTTTTCATCGCGGTCAGCCATTATCGGGAATCCTCGCAGGATTTCAGCAAGAGCTTGGCCCAAGGCGACCCATGGAATGCAGTTTCGCACAATGTCCCTGCCGGCCGGGGTCCGTTCAAGTCATTCGAGGAAGCCGCGGTTGATGCTCTGGTCAAATGTGCTCCCTACGCGGCCAGGCTCACGAACTGGAGCATCGGAGGGATGCTCACGAACCTGGAGCGCTATAACGGCATTGGATATGCCAACAATGGCATCCCGTCTCCCTATATTTGGAGCGGCACCGATCAGTACCAATCTGGCAAGTATGTCCGCGACGGCGTGTTCGATCCGAATGCCGTGGACAAGCAGCTCGGCTGCGCCGGCCTGATCCTGACCATGATGCAGCTCGACGCGTCGATCAAGTTCGACGGTCCGGCACCTCAAGTCCAGCCCAAGTCTATCATTCCCTCCACTCAGGTCGTGCGGGACGGCGTCTGGCTCCAGAATAGCCTCAATCGGTTGGGGGCGAATCCAAAGCTCGAGCTCGACGGGATCGTTGGCCCTTCTACGCGAAACGCCGTCCGTGCCTTCCAGTTGGCCGCGGGGGTCACCGTAGACGGCCTTGTGGGGCCTGCCACGTTCAACGCGCTGGATAAGGCGTTTGCCGCCGGCAAGCCCGTGGCAACGCTCCCTGTCCCGCCTGACATCGTCTTGCCGCCGCCGGGCTCACAGGCTCATACCGATCTAGCGCCGACGTTCTGGGGGCGCGTGTTCGATCTCTTCAAGCCAAAGGTGCATTAAAATGGGGCTTAATGATTGGGGCCGGGTGCTTGTTTCGGTGATCGTCACCACCGGCTTTATGGGCGTGCTGATCCTGGTGATCACGACCAAGACGCAGGGCAATGCGCCGCCTGAGGTGATGCTAGTTATGCTCGGCGCGCTCGGTGCAGCGTTCGGGCAGGTTGTCAGCTTCTGGGTTGGCTCTTCGTCGAGCTCGGCCACGAAGGATACGACGATCAGCAACATGGCGGCAAAGTCATGATTGCGGTCCTCGCAGCTCTCCCTGCCATTCTTGGCGCGCTTGCCGGCATGGTCCCCGCCATCGTGCAGCTCTTCACGCTGAAAGCCCAGAATGCCCAGCAGCTCGCAATGGCTCAGCTCCAGATGGAAGCTCAAAAGGAAGGCGTGGCTCTACAGGTCGATCTCGCTAACGCTCAGGCTGATATTCGACAGGCAGACCATATTTACAGTTTTGGTGCTGGTCTTAGCGGCAACAAGTTTGTGGACGGACTGGCAATTTTTGTCAGGCCCTATGTTACGCTGGTTTTTTTCCATCTCTGGATTCTTCTAGAGGTCTTCATGTTCATCTACGCGGTGAACAGCGGATATGACCTCGGTCAGCTTGTGAAGGTGCTTTGGCCAGATGAGACGCAGGCCATGTTCGGCGCCATCATCGGATTCTGGTTCGGCGACCGCATGATGCTGCGCGGCAACCAGCAGATGGCGGCGACTCTCGCGGTCACCCAAACAAAGACGACCACGAAAGGAACGTAGCGCTGATGGAAGGCGCAGTGCAATGGGCCGCGCTGATCTTCGTCAGTGCCATTGCGCTAGGATCGATCGGCGTTGCATGGCGCGCTCGTAGCTTCATCGCTGAGTTGCAACTGAAATACGAACTCGCGATTGCCGATCTGGTTAAGGACGTTCGTCACTTGAAGGCCAATCTCGCTCAGCATGGCGTCAACTATTCCGAGATGCACACTGAGCACATCAGGCTTCAGGCTGAAGTATCGCGTTTGACAAAGATCGTTAACGGCAAGCATTGAAAGCGGACCGACCCGACGCGCAAACGAAGGGCCGATCCTGACCATCCCCGAAGATCTAACCTCCGAGAGAGTGGCTGACTATGATTATACCACCTAAGCGTGAACGACTTGTTAGCCAGATCACACCGGGGGCCGCGCCATGGGCAGCAACCAAAACAGTGACGACCGGTTAATCAGCATGGTGAAGCAGGCTAATATCGACAGCGACGCCTCTTGGCATCTAGACAAAAGGGTCAACATCTCCATCATATTGGCGGTCATCGTCCAGACGGGAGCCGCGATTTGGTGGGGCGCCAAGGCTGACGAGCGGCTGGCTGCGTTGGAGCGGAAGGTTGAACTTGCCGCACCTCAGGGTGATCGGCTGACCCGCGTCGAGATGAACATCGAGTCCATCAAGGACAGCCTGACCGAGATCAAGAATAACGTCAGGCCGCGGCGTTGATAATTTTGACAGTGATGCTTCTGCTTTCCACCACAAATCCCATCCCATGCTGGAAAGCGCGAGCTCTCATAGCCTACGCCGGCAGCCCTGCTGAAGCCGAGAAGATCGCGCTTCAGAATGGATACACCAAGTCACAGGTCGCCGAAGTCCGGCGCCGCTGCGGCCTCTAACTAGCTCTCAAAACTGGAGACTACCAATGCTTCGCAAGCTTCTGCTCGCGGCGGCTCTTTTCGTGCTGCCTGCTACTGCCAATGCCGCGTCCCGCGTGTGGATCTCGGAATTTTCCGTCCTGACCGCAACGGCCAGCGGCGGATCTGCGGGGCAAATGGCTGCGCTCCCGAGCCTCGCGGATCAGGCAACGCTCGACATCAGCGGCGGCGTCCAGACCTCAGCGGCATTTGGCTCGCAGACGAGATACTTCCGAATTATCTGTGAGGTCCAATGTGCAGTCAAAGTTGGCGGCACCGCTACGACCTCGAGCACGCTCATTCCGGCTCTGAGCCCCGAGTATTTCGGCGTCCAGCCCGGCGCAACCGTCTCCGTTATCGCGGCGCCCTGACATGAACCGTCGTGAATTGTTGACGGGCGCTGCTGTTCTGGCTGGCGTCAGTCAGGCGAACGCATTTGGCGTCGGCAAGATGGGCGCTCGGGGTGGCTTTGGCCACGCTGGCGCTGTCCTTGGGGCAGCGAGCAACAGGCTCAAGCTTGTCAACCCCAGCACGGATCTGATTTACGTCACGCAGCCGCAATCGTTCGGCGCCATCGCTACCCGGATGCAGCGGAACCTTGGTGACGTCGCGGGCACGAGCGTCGGTCCTCCGTATCAGGTCTACCGCGACACGGGAGATTTCGAGATCCTGACCGCTGAAAGCGATCCTGCATCTCCTGTCAGCACCTTCAGCGACGACACCGGCGCTCAAGACTACGCCATGCAGGAGTCGTCAACGCTGCTCGCTGGCGGTTCATTCCATGGCGGCGAGACGGTCATTTCTGAGGTCTGGACGGTCAATGGAGCGGTCGTTGATCCGTCTACTGGTCCGTTCCACGGCACCGTGATCAAGCTCACGCGTACATCGCTTGTGACCTATACGGCCGGCAAGACGATGAACGTGACCTACACCATCATATTCAATCCGAGCGGGACCGTCACCGACACCACAGTTCTGACCTCGACCGCGGCGTTTGCCGGCACGCAAGCCGTGCCCATGAAGATTGCATCTACGGCCTTCACCCAGGCTTATGCCAACAGCACCTGGTACGACACCAGCGTGGCGCAAGACCATGCGCTAGGGACCGCCAACGATGTGACCCTCCGCGATCCTTCTACGGGCCGGACAATGCGCGTCGTGACGGACGCCCCCCAGCAGTCCGGCTATAGCAACACGATGGTGCGGGTCGATGTGAACCGAGCCAAGCTGTATTTCTGGTTCGCCTCCACAGCCGGCGCCGCGCTCGGCACGCGCACTGTTAGCCGCACGATTACCTACGGCAAGGACAGCCTTGCGGTCTATGTCGAGGACTTCAACGGGGCCAGCAAGCCCGCGGCATGGACCGTAAACCTCACCTCGGGCACCAATCAGCCCGCTTGGGGCGGCGGCAAGATGACGTGGACGCGCACGGCCACCGGCACGGATGACACTCGCCTTGCCCGCCCAATCCCGTTCACTCATGTGGTGGGGGCAACGTATCGCGTGACCAGCCTCGACTTCGCGATCACGGGCGCGTCCCCCAGCGCTGGCGTGACGTTCGGCTTGTTCAACACTGGCACGGGCTCGACGAGCTCACCGCTGGCCGGCGTCACCTTCCAGGCGATCAACCTGTTCACCTTCCCGTTTACCTACGTCGCGACCCAGGCAACGCATTATGTCCTGTTCCGGCAGCAGGGCGGCACCGCGGGGCAAACCTGCGCGATCGACAAGATCCTGATCGAGAAGGTCTAGCGCGATTGCCTCAGGGCTAGGCGGTAGCGGACAAAGCCAACAAGCGCGAATAGCAGCGACCCCAAAAATATCGATGCGGATATCATGCTCGTTCCCTCAGGGAGAGCGGGGATGTGGCGACAAGCAATGCCAATTCGACCGAGCGCCGCAGCAAGAGCAAATGTCCGTTCGGTGCTTGACGGGCTTAGTGGTCGATTGAAGCCATAGCCCGCGCTGCCAGCGGTGTCCGAGCCACTTGCAGATCAATTTCCTAATCATCGTGGTTCACTCCATCTCCAACCTTGCCGCAGTAGCAGCACATGCCGCTGACGTCGTATCTGAACTTGCCAATGGTCGGCGTGTCGCAGTGGTAGTAGCGCCACCAACAGCGGATTCGGTAGAGAGCTTTGATCACTTTGGGAACTCCGCACCCTTTATGGACGACTGCAACTCTCGCAGCGAGAACCAACGGGGGTCATCGCCATCGAAATCGATGCGGCGCAAAAGTAAGTTGAACAAGTCTCCCGTCTCGATGCCGTCAACGGCAGCAAGATATTCGGCTTTGTGTTTATCCTCGTTCCAATCCACGGCACCTTCAGGCGCGAATCTGTGCCAAAGCCGGATTGCGATATAGAGCCTGGGATCGGCGATACGCCGTCTAGCGGCCTCTACGACGGCTCGTTCGAAGGCTTGCTGCATCTCAGCGGCTACGCCATCCACTGTCTTGCCTTCCTTGGCAAGCTCGGCCGCAAGCTCATGCTCTGGCATGCTCATGATGCGATTGATCTCGACGTCATCTTCTGTCACTTCCCCGCTCCTTGCCCATCTGCTTCAGTGCGCCTGTAGCAGGGTTTCCCTGATCTAATGCCAAGGCGATACGCCTTCATCGAAACAGATGAATGCGATTTGCCAAGGGTCTTCGCGATCTCGATAAAGTTGCGGCCTTGAGCGACTTCAGATCGCAAGACGGCTTCCTCCTCCGGAGAGTAAAAGTTGATCTTCGGTGGTCGCGCATGAGACCGCCCAAGAAAGATGTCGCGGATTGTGGGAGGCGAAACGCCAAACGTGAAGGCTATCTCGTCCTGGGTTTTCTTGCCTTTTAGGGCTCGGATCGCCATCACCTGCTCATCGGTGAGGTGGCCTTTGCTGCCATGCCGTGACCTGGCTTGTGTGCCGTGCCCGCGGCAATCAAGCAGGTTCTCGCTGCGGGTCTTCCATGAGAGATGCTTTGGGTGAGCGCAGCCCATGTGTCCGTTGCCGCACGAATGCGCCGCCTCGTGATCTTGGCTTGGCGCGGCTCCATGCACCAGTTCGCACATCATCCGGTGAGCATAACCTGACTTGCCGAGATATCCGAGCTGGCCGTAGCCGTTTGGATTTCGGCTGAACGGCCAGATGAGGCAGTAGTCGCCATCATGCTCCTTGTGATCAAGGAGCCACTGGTAGGTCTTGCCGTTGCCCTTCGTCGTCATGTCAGTCTCTCTGTCTTAACAACGTGTCGCTTATCTGCGCGAGCGCGAGCCGTCCTTGCTGGTGCGCAAATGAATGTGCGCCCGCAAGGTCTCCCACGCCTTCACGTAGTCGGCCGTTCCCATGTCAAATACGCCGGGCGTCGCGCCCATCTTGACGTTAAATCCGGTCACCTCGTCGTCGTCCGTATGGATTCGGCACAAGTGCATGATTGCTTCTTCAAGGCTCATGATCGTTCCCTGCTCAAGATCGCGAGAGTACGGCGTCGGCCGCAGCCTTGTCCAAAAGCTGGAGCTGGCGAACGGCCTTGTAGATTTTCTCTTGGACTCTTTTATCTTCAAGAAATCCCGCCATTGCCACGAGCTCCTTGCAAAGCTCGGTGGTGTCCGCAAGGCGCGGCGGCGATGGGCTGCGTTTTTTGATCACCCTCTTCATCGTGAGCGCCTGGGTGAAGCAGTCTTGACGACCATTTCAGCTTCGGTCGTCTCGACGAGCTGATAGGTGGCAATCACAGTCTTTCCGCCGACGTCCACC